CACCAAAAGTCATATAATTGATTGATGTATGGATTATCGGAACAGTTATCCTTGGCTGCTAGCCAAATTTCTAACCATTCTTCTTCTGTTGGTGCATAAGCGTAGTTACTGCGTTTTAAAATATCCTGGATTGCCATTGTTTTTCCCCTTTTGAGTAGTTTAACATACTTGCGTATAGATGCCTAGCGAACTGGTTTTCTTGAGAACCGTAGCAGTATAATAGTAATATATAGAATAACAGTTAAGCAAGGTCACATGTCCTCATACTTGTTCCATTCAAGTTTGATAGAGTAACCAGTAGCTCTCCTTACTTCAAGTTCAACATCTAAAGGATCAATGAAACCATCACTACACCAGCCATCATGTATCCAAAGACATTTGATCTTTCTCTTACGCAATAGCTTACGAATCACATCACCTACTTGATTTTCAAGTTCTCTGTAAAGCTGACTCTTTTCCTTTGAACTTAACCTCTGAGAGATCAATACTCCATTTTTATTTGTCACATACCTCTTAGGGAATTCCTCTTTAAGAACTTTCCATAGACTACGGATATCTGTTTGGATTCCTTGGAATACAGGATCATTCTTGAGATTAGTAATTGCGTTATATGAGTAGTTCAAACTTTGAAATATCTTACCTCCTTGCCAGCAGGTAACAACTCCTCCTTGGAGAACTCCATTAATTACTAGTTTGACTTGACTGTTAGTAATTGCACAGTTAACAGCTATTTGATCACGGATTGCTGTACGGTTTAGGTTATATGCATCAAGGTCAGGTAGTGCTAGGTCAGGTGCTAGTTTTCTTGCTTTTTGCACTAGGAGATTTGGCGCGGCGGCCTCTATGTCATAATGGTATCTGTAACCCTTATTGGCCATTAGACTACCACGGACTTGCTTGGGGATGTATTGTAGGTTATTGTATAATCGATCACTCTTTTCAAGATAATCAAAGTCACCTGTTTCTAATTGCTGTTCTTGCAGATCCGTTAGTTTGGGCATGTGATTAGCCAATCCAGCGGCTTGTTCTACAAGTAGGATACCGGGTGAATTTTTTGTATACTTTTTACAAGTGCCTGTTTGTGCATTGTAGTAACTGTCTGCTTCTATTAGTAAATGCTCTTTAAGGTACTTGCCAAGAGGTCTACTGGTATTACCAAAGTGACGGTATAGTTCATTACGACTAATCCATACTTTCTGTAAATCCTTTGTATATAGTGCTACGAAACTCAATGCTCGTTTTGTAGTTGCTAGTACACGAGGATCAGAGAACTTAGGAGTATATTGTTCCATTGTTATTTCCTTTTGTTTGTAAGATTACTCAGCCATTTCATCTCTCAGTGTATTTATAACACTCTTTGATTATACGCTTATAATCTGGTAAACACAAACAATTTGATAGCCAAAGAAAAAGCCCACTTATAGCGGGCTTTGGAAAGGGTGTAGGGGAGTATAAGAAGATGTCAATGGCTGTAGACAAAAGAAAAAGAACACATGATACTGAGGAGGATCATGCAACATAACCTAGATTATGTTTTCTCCCCTACAGTATTATTTATTTGTATTGACGAATAACCCCTGTACTAGTGACTGTTTCTGTATAGGGTTGATCATTGGGCTGTCTAACTGCACAAATGGGTTTGGGTTTGGACTTTTCAGCACCTTCTACCCGAAAGTGTTTGTTATAGGCTATTTGTATAGCATGGCCACCAGAGATAAAACTCTTACCATCTGGACTGACAAATAACCCACATGCATTACAGCGTGTACGCCAATGCGCCACTGGAGTAGAACAAAAGCGTTGTTCAATGACTTGATTGGGTACAATATCACCACAGCCCAATTCACAGCTTCTATGCTGTTCTTTGAGCTTGATCATTTTGAATCCTAAGCTGGGATTTTCTTTGGTTGTTACAGTTACCCATTCATCTTCAAATCGAACTTGGTCAACTGCGGCATCATCAGAACGAATATTTGGATCCTTAACAGGTGCCAAATCTTTTACTACTGCGACTGTTTCTAGCCAGTCTCTGAATTCTTTCTTGTCCATACTCATATTTAAATATGAGTCTTAAATTAGACCTTAGAAGTGATTCCACTGGCCTATGTACTACCTAGTCAACAAATACAAAATTCTATTTTTGAGTACTAAAAACTCTAGCCTGCAGGTGTCTACAGCCTAGGTTTTTTAGTACCGTTTTCCTAGATGAGTCTTAAGCAGAACGCGGCAGCACTTTAACACGGAAATTTCTAGCATCAATTAGGCCATCCGCAGTAGTAACTTTGACAGTGACTACATAGCTCTTGCCTGACTGTCCTGAACTTAGTTCAATATAAGTCTTGGTTCCTGAGATGCCACTGCTTTCGTTGACTAATGGGCTTGGATCATTGACACGAGCCGCAATGCTATAAACTGCTGACGCCAAACTATCTCCGCTGACTAACCATTCATTCCATTCGAATGTATAGAATAGTTGTGCTTGCGGATCTTTGTCGATCCATAAATTTTGGTTGATTAATTCAAATCCTGTAGACATAATGTTATCCTTTAATTTTATAAGTTCTATCTTCAAACGGTACTGACCAATTGTTCTGATCACGCTGGATAGTATAAGTCGTTGTTTCTGCTGATATAATCCAAGTATCACTAAACTCTAAGTTGACAGCACGACCTATGACTAGTTCAAATGCTTGTACTTGTAAGTTAGCTTGTGCTCTGACCACATTATTAGTAATGCATAAGAATGTAGTAATAGATGTTGGATTGGCGCTGAGTGTTCTAGTAACTCTAGCTGTACAAGCAACTGAACACTCATTGAACAAGTTACCACCTGTTCTGATATTGTTCAATGTATCCACTGACAAGCTGGTAGTAGCCTGCATATTGGATACAACTCGTACAATCGCTTGAGCACTTGCTAGCAAGGTGCTGGTAGTTGGCTCAGTTGATGTAAATGTAATTACTCTATCAGTAACAGCCGCTAGCGTAAATGCGCTGGTTAATACAGCTTGGTTACCAACATATTTCTTAGCCTGGCCAGTCAATACAGCCTGTGCTGATGCATTAGTAACAGCACGAGCAGTTTTAATTGCTGTACATGCTAATGTACTTGTAGCTTCTAGGTAAGCACCTGCTGGCAATGTCTTGATAGTACTGACTAATTCAAATGCTTCTACTACCAATGCCGCATTGGCATTACGAGTTCTATTTGCTGAACTAGACAAGCTGGCAGCAGACTGTACGCTAGCACTGGCTAACTTGATCACGCTGATGCTGGCTGTCAATGTACTTGTACTGGTCAATGCTACCTGTGCAATGTCTAGGTCTAATGCACTAGTTGATAGTGTAAAGCTACTAGACAAGCTGGCCTGTGCATTCTTAGTAACCAATGCTGTAGCTGACAAGCTAGCTGAAGCTGACTGTGCGCTGGCTGCAACTGATTGTTTAATAGGCGCTGTTGACTGCGTAAACTGTGCTACCAATGCCGCATGGCCTACTCTGATTGGTGTACTTGTGTCATCATCAAAGTTTTCATTAAAGTGCAATAGGATTACTGTTTCGTCAGTATTAATCCATGGTGCAGTCGGCACTGGAATTGTAGTATCAGTAGTCGCATTGAGTAGATCATTAGTCAGCATGAACTCGTCAATATAGTATGCGTTAGGACGAGCATATTGACTTTCAGCAAGACTACTTGAGTTACCAATGATCAATGGACCGTTATTGGTACGCCATGTTGTGTTACTTGTGCTGGCAGCACGAGATAATCTAGTACCGTTAAGGTAAGCCGCTGAATATGCGCCATCATCTACAATACGATAATGGTTCCATTGGCTCTTAGGATAAAAAGTACTGTCACTTCTTAAGGCCGCAGTAAATGTATTAGCAACTGATTGTCCGGCTGCTGGTGCAATACTGACTAGACCATAAATGGTAAAGTTACTTGGCTCTCCATCAACATAGAACCAGAAGTCCATGGTCTGCCAAGTGTTCCATCCGGCTTGATATTCATAGCGTAGGAATGGTTGTTGGTTTGGTACTTGGTAATCAAAGATAGTCCAAGTAGCCGCATCAGTACTGGTATAGTTGCCTACATGCCATACTGAATTAGCATAGACTGCTTTGGTATTATCACTATCCCAAACACCGTTAGCACGGTACAAGACATTATCTTGTTCAAGCAATGGAGTAGAACGCACAGTCCATGTAGTTCTGTTAGTACTGGTTAGGATAGTAGTAGTTGTACCATCATTAGCATAGGCAACCCATGTACCATTAGCATAACTGATACTGCGTAGATCAACAGTAGTTCCGCTAGTTTGGATAGCCCAAGCTGTTAAGTTTGAACTTGAATAGATTAAACCACCAGTACCAACAGCTACCCAGTTAGTACCATCAGTAGCAACTGCATTAAATGTACGGCCGTTGACAGTAGCACCGTTGGTAACTGGCGTAAATGTTGGAGCAGACCAAGCTGTGCTATTAGATGAATAGCGTAGTGTTGATGCGTTTAATGCTACAGTTGATGTGCCAGTAGTAGCAATATCAACAAAAGGAACAGTACCAGTAAATCTTGTTGTCCAACTGGTCAAGTTAGCACTGGTTTTAATTGTAGGTGTACCATTAGCACTGGCCGCACCTGTTAAGATGTATACACTATTGGAATAGGTAATATCATAAACAGTACTACCTAATGTATTGGTGCTTGAGTTAGTCCAAGTAGTACCATCAGTACTGTATGCAAAATATGCATAGCCGTTGATTTGATCATCACCACCAATGACAAAATATATGCCATTGATATAGGTTAACTTCTTGACTGCACTAAATGGCATGGTGATGCCAGTGCTGGCTTCAGTCCAAGTAGTTCCATCTGTACTCTTATGAATATAGACAGTCTGGTCAGTGTTGTTTCTATCCAAGCGTAGGGCAAGGTAACCAGCTGATCCATATACTGGGCCATGACTTAGGCCATGCCCGGATCCGCGAGCTTCAAACTTAACACCTTTACTAAATTCGCCGTTATCAGTAATTACGAGTGACATAGTTTTCTCCTTATCCTGGTTGACCCAGTGTCAACTGAGAATAGTTTGGGTAGATATCTGTTTGCAAGACATCTCCGCTTGGAGCAATAATTTGTCCCTGTACGCTGGTAGTAGCCGCAACACGAATTGTTCGTATTGCAGTTGTTGTCATAGTAAATGATGATGCAAGTTCAGCAACTAGTTTAGAACTTTCATTAGCTGTAACGGTCAATGAAAAAGCCGCACTTGAGGCGGCTGATGTAGTTCTAACACGCTGGTTAGAGATATCGATGGTAAATGCGCTGTCTTCAGTAGAGCCAACAAGTCTAATTCTATTAGCAGAAGTCGCAATAGTAAATGCTGAGCTAACAGCAATATTATTATCGCGAATTCGTTTAGAAGTTGCTGATATACTGAATGATGAAGTCATTAGGCTTTCATCATTGCGTACTGGTGTTACTGACATGCTGGCTGCAAACGCACCACTGATGGCCGCTCCAGCTTGTCTAATGACTCCACACGCACACGACATGCTTGCATTAACACCGACAGAACTTTCAGCATCAGCTGTATAGACGAAGTAACCTGCGTCTATATAACCTGACTCGAAATATGTAATGTCTTGTGTCATTTAAGTTCCTTGATTATGCTAAAGTATACATCATATCAAATGATTGTAAAATATTTGTTCCACCATCAGACATGCTAATGTTGCTAGCCGCTGGAGTGTCTCCTAATTGATATGATTGTAATTTTACATATAAGTTAGTACCACTAGAATATTCTGTTGGACTACCTGTACTAAATCCTCTTGTCAATACAGTACCTGTTGACGAATAAACACCAAGTTGTAATAAAGGCGCTGGTCTATTTGTAACAGTTAATGTTTGTGTTGTTGGTGCTGTTGTTGTTGCTTGTGCATTAAGGAAGCCAAAGTTTACACCGCCCATGCCGGCATTATTAACTCTTAATACTAATAATATTTTTTTAGTTGTACCAGCCATACCGGTAATAGTAGCACCTGGATCACCTGATACTAATTGTTTATAACTAATATTGGTTCTAATACCAGTAGTTGATATACTATTACCTGCATCACTAAAGCCTGAAGGAACAGTATTAGTAACAGTAGTACTAGTATCAAATAATAATGCAATATCGCCAACGGCTGCAGTCGCTGGAATAACAATAGTTGATGTTGAACTTGCCGCTGAAGCCGCAACTGTTACAGTAGGACTAACAGCCACTGGGTATCTAACAATAACAATACCAGTACCACCACTTGCTCCAGTGATACTGGAACTGGTAGTAGAGCCACCTGTTGATCCATCACCTGTATTTGGATTACCAGCTATAGCTGATGAAGTAGTTGTAGTACCACCAGCACCACCTTTAGCATAAGCTACTGCTGTTCCAGTAATTGATGAACTAACACCAGCTCCACCTTGCCTACCAGCGGCACCACTCTGACCAGCCGCAGTGTTTGAACCACCGCCACCTGCATTACCTCTAGCGGCAGTAGCTGATCCACCACCAAAAGTACCTGTACCTGCGGCACGAGCAGTCAATGTGCCAGAGCCACCACCACCACCTGCGAGTCCACCAGCTGGAGTACTAGTTGTATTTCCACCCGGGCTTGGGCCACCACCAACACTACTGGTTCCTAATGCACTACTAGTACCACCTGTGCCACCAGCAGTGCCACTACTAGTACCACCAGTACCGCCATCGCCAACAGTTACAGTATAAGTCTGCGGAGTAATAGTAGCCGCAGTTAATGTCTGTACTTGGGCGCCACCACCACCACCAATGGTCTGTGTTGTACCTTGATTCAATGCTCCACCAGAGCCACCACCGCCACCAACAATTAATGCATCAACAGTACCACCTGCTGATACTACAAAGTTAGTATTACCTACTGCGGTAAATGAGTGTATTTTGTAAGTAGTACCAGAAACAGCAGTCCAACTGATAGTACCGCCAGTAGCAGATACATAGGAACTACCTGCGGCCATAGCCGCACTTAAAGTGTTAAGTTTGAATGCTCCGAACATTATGCGAATCCTTTACCTAAACTTGCATAATAGTTAGTACCATCATAGAATACTGTCACAATATCAATTGCACCAGCGGCTGTTGATAATGTTTTAGTACCACCAGCAAACTTCATTGTACTAGTTAATGTTCTTGATCCTGTACCATCCTGTACCAATATTAATGTTAAACTCTGTCCGGATAATGGACTAGTAAATGCACTCAATGTAATGTTACCAGTTAAGGTATACTTTTGCACAGTACCGTTAGCGGCGTTTGGAGTTAATGTTGCGGCACCTGAGTTACCATTATCAACTACAGGCTCTAGCAATCCTTTGACTCTTAGGTTATTATTAACCTTGACTGGACCATCACTTAATAATGCCCAACCGTTGGTAATAGTTGTATTAGTACCTGCTACTGGCTTATCAGCAATGTATAAATTTGCCGCATCAGTAACAGTGATTGTATTAGTACTGCCCATGACTGGAGCCGCAAATGCGTTAATATGGCTTGCGGCAACGGTACCAGTAGTTGAACTAGTATCAGTAAATGTTGCCTGTTGGCTACGAATATTAATACCATTAGTTGTCCAAGCTGTTGAACTTACTGCGCCAGTTGTTAATAACATTTTTGGTTTGTTAGTAGCACCAAGGCCTGCTATTGCTGTAAAGTATCCTAGGTCAGCAGTTGTAACACCGATTGACATATTATTAATAGTACCAGCAGTAGTTGGATTTAATGTAATAGCTCCACTTGGGCTGAATGACACACTTGTATTAGCAGCCAAGGTAGTAAATGTACCAGCGGCTGGAGTAGTAGCACCAACTGTTCCGTTATGTGCTCCAGATAATAATGTTGAACTTAATGTTCCACTTAATGGATTGTAGGTTAATGAAAAGTCTGTTCTTACATCTTCATTACCTGTTGTAGCATTAACAAATGTTAGGTAGTTAGTAGCATCAGTTGTATTATCAGCAGTCAATGTAACTGTGCCAGCTACAGTAGCAGTTCCAACAGTGATACTACTTGCCGCAGTATCAACCCAGTTAGTACCATTGTGATATAATAAATCACCACTAGCTCCGGCTGTGATAACAACATCGCTTAGACCATCTAATGTAGTTGCTCCACCGCTAACGGTTGTCCATGATAGTACACCAGTACCACCGCTGGTAGTTAATACTTGTCCTGTTGATCCAGGGCCAGCTGGCCAATCAGTTGCACCAAGGACAATTTTACCTGTAGCTGGAGTAATGTTGATATTACCTGAACCATTTGGAATAATATTAATATTGCCATTTGATGCTGATGTAATAGTCTTGCCATTAACATCAAGGTCACCGCCTAGTTGAGGACTTGTGTCACTAACAACATCACTGCTACCACCTGAACCATTACTGGCACTGGTCACACGACCTTGTGCATCAACAGTAATGTTTGCACTAGTATATGAACCTGCTGTAACAGCAGTATCATTTAAATCAATAATTAGGGCATTGCTAGAAACATAACTGGTTGTAGCAACACCACCTGAAATTTGGAACGAATCATTAAGGCTATTCGTAATTGTGCCTGTATCACCAGTAACACTAATAGTAGCATTGTCAATGTTGGTGAAGTTGTTGTCTAATTCTGTGCGAGTTAATGGCGCACCTTTGGATTGTCTTGTTACTATTACTGGCTTAGTCATCGTTTTTCCTTATATTATAAACGGGATAGCGGGGACCGAAGTCCCCACCCTTATTGCCTATTACTTAATTATTGGTATAACGGAATCCAATAAGCACTTCCACCGATTGTTACTTTGCTCCATGCAACTGGAGTATCTAGAGTACCTTCAAAGTATCCAGTATCGAATACAGTTGGAGTATCTACAGCAACAGTAGTTGTAAAGTTAGCACCAGTAGCACCAGTAGCACCTGTAGGTCCAGTTGAACCAGTTGCACCTGTAGGTCCTTGCGCACCTGTAGGTCCTTGCGCACCTGTTGGTCCCTGATCACCTTGAGCACCAGTGGCACCTGTATCACCCATTGGCCCTTGTGAACCAGTAGCACCTGTATCACCAGTTACGCCTTGATCACCTTGAGCACCCATTGGTCCTTGTGCGCCAGTAGCACCTGTACTTCCAGTAGCTCCTGTAGCTCCTGTTGCACCTGTATCGCCTGTAGGTCCTTGGGCACCTGGGGCACCTTGCTCACCTGTAGCGCCAGTACTTCCTGTTGCGCCTGTATCACCAGTAGCTCCAGTATCGCCTTGCGGGCCAGTTGCACCAGTAGCGCCTACTGCACCAGTTGCACCAGTAGCACCTGTGCTACCTTGGATACCTTGCGCACCTGACAAGTCCATTACATAGTTCCAGCTTGCACCAGTCCATAGGTATAACTTGCTGTCATCTGCGTCATTTACATCATTAGTATCAATGATAGCAAACTCACCAGCGGCAATGCCTGTTGGTGCTGTATCAGCTGTTAAAGCCGCAACACTTGCGTAGGTCTTGGCAATGATAAAGCCTTGACCAGTATTACCTTGAGGACCTTGTGATCCAGTTGCACCAGTTGATCCAGTAGCTCCAGTTGGGCCTTGGTCGCCTTGTGCGCCGGTAGCTCCAGTTGGGCCTTGGGCACCAGGAGCACCTTGTTCACCAGTTGCACCAGTACTGCCAGTACTACCAGTAACGCCCTGAATACCTTGGTCACCCTGAGGGCCAGTAGCTCCAGTTTCGCCTTGGATACCCTGGTCGCCTTGAGCT